GACATCGCACCCGGGGGTGACCTGTGGATGGCGGAGACCGCGAGTCGCTACGAGAGCTTCGTGCTGCTGATGGTACACGGGAATGAGTTCGCCGGGGAATGGTTCGCGTTCCCTGATGATACACCGCCCGTGCTGGTAGAATGCCTTGTGCAGGCGGCACAGCAGGCATTCCCCGACACCCGGGTCGTCGCGGTCATTTGTAACCCGGGCGGCGTCTCGCTTGAGACCCCCGGGGTTTCGTACGCCACGAGAAGCGTGTGGATCATACCTGATCGCTTCCTCGACCCATGGCGGAATTTGCTTCGGGATTTCCCGCTAAACGAAGTCGGCAACATCTATGAGTTTATCGAAAACCCCTAACAGGATTTAACCAGTGCGAGAGCACGAAGGAGACGGCCATGCAGGGCGAACCATTTAAGGGCGAAGTAAGTTCGGCGGATGCGTCGGCAGGTGTGGCGTTCACGTTGTATAAAAACGGCTCGCTGGACGCTTATACGCTGGCCCCGGGCGAGTATCTGGAAATTCATTCGGTCCAGTTGGTGACCGCCCCCGGCGGTGATGTGTTCATCTTCACTGGGGCCGATGGGACAGCGGGGGCGGGTGAGTACGTGGTGCGTGGTACCTTCGCGGCAACAGGTGGCCTCGTGCAGGAAGTTCGTCCCCCACACGTCGGCAAGGTGAATCATTTGGCGTATGTTGACGCCCCGGCTGGTCAGGTGGACGCGATCATCCGTGGTACGATCCGGCGTGAAGGCGACGGCACTGCGGTTCGCCCGGGTTGGAAAGAAGCACTGAAGGGCGGGTAATGGCCAGTCCACGACGATACAACACGAAGGAGCTTACGAACCACCTGCGAGAGTTGGCGGCGGAGGCTCACGACTGGACCGAAGCGGAGGGAGTTCTCACCAAGGGTGAAGCTCTTGCCCGTTTGCTGTGGCGTACCGCACTCGGATGGACGGAGAAGAAGGTCGATGACGAGGGCACTGAGCAGGTCGTTACCCATGCCCCGGCGGCGTGGGCGATTCAACTCGTCTACGATCGGATGGAAGGTAAGACTCCGGTGGCGGTTGAGGAGAACGAGCAGCGGTTGACGGCGGCAGAGCGAGTGAGTGATCTGGCGAAGGGCCGTTTAAACGCTCTTACGGAACAGACCGTGGGGGCCAAGCCGTCAGGGCCTCCGATGCACCGGCCCAAAGGGAAACCCAGTGGCCCTGACGCAAGCCAGATGTTCGGATAATTCCCATGCCCAATGAGTTTTCGGTAAAACCCGAGCTTGATCTGGCATTCCCCCGTTTCGTACCAATATCCAGTGGCGGGCACGGATGCTGGAATTGGCGGAAGAGGATGAGCAGATGCGGCGTGACCTGTTCACAGCCTGCTCGCAGTCGATCCTTTTCTTCACCAATGCGTTTGTGTTCACGTTGCGAGTGTTCGAGTCGGATACGGATGGCTCGTTAAAGCAAGCCGAGCACAAACATATCCCCATGGTGACGTGGGAGGTCCAAGATAAGCATCTACTCCGGGTCGAGCAGGCCATCGACAACGGCGAGGAGTTGTTGACGGATAAGTCGCGTGACATGAGTGCTACGTGGAACCACATTGTCGCCTATGTCCACCGCCTGCTGTTCCGCGATTCCGAATCACACCTGATGCTCTCGCGTAAAGAGGACGCGGTTGATATCCTCGACGGCCAGCCGAAGCAGTACCCCTATGGTCCGCTCGCCGACCCCGGCACGCTGTTTGGCAAGATCGACTACGTCCTGAGCCGGTTGCCGGAATGGATGGTGCCGAGACTGAACCGCAAGAAGTTACACCTTGTCAATCTCGACAACGGTACTCGCGTCGACGGCGAATCCGCGAACGCGACTGCTGGTAGCTCGGATCGTCGTACTTCCATCTTCCTTGACGAAATGGCGAAGATGAAAGAGGGCGAGGCGATTAAGCGATCGACGAAGGACGTAACCGCGTGCCGTCTTGTCTGCTCAACTCCGAACGGAGCGGGGACGGCGTACTCGAAATGGCGGCTGAGCGGCACCATCACAGTCTTTATCCTTCCGTGGTGGGAACACCCCGAGAAGGGCTTGAATCGGTATGTCTCGCAGGATGAGCTAGGGCGGTGGAAGATTCGGTCGCCGTGGTACGACCACGAGTGTGATGTACGGTCGCCGAAGGAAGTGTCGATCGAAATTGACATGGATCATATCGGGTCGGGTTCAACCTTCTTTGAGCCGGTCATTATCGAGGAGCACCGGCTCCTATACGCGAAGACGACCAATCGCACCTTGACGATTAACTGGAAGAAGTCTGTCGCTGATAGCCGGATTCCTGATCTGATCTCGAAACGTGAGTTAGCGTCCATCCACCGCTCAGGTCATGGTCCCCTGCGGGTGTGGTGCAATCTGGTGCGGGGGCGACCCGATCAGAGTTTCACCTACAATCTGGGGATTGATATCTCGAAGGGTCAGGGGGCATCGAATGCAACGATCTCGATCGCGTGTAACGAGACCCGGGAGAAAATCGCGGAGTGGGCTGATGCGAACACCCCGCCCTACGAACTCGCCCGAATTGCGACGGCTGTTGCTGTGTGGGTGGGCGGTAAGAATAGATTGCCTCTAATTATCTGGGAGAATAACGGCGACCCCGGGTTTGACTTCGGGCGGCAGTTGGTCCATACGTACCATTACCCGAGCATCTACTTTGATCGCGTCGAAGGCACAGTCGCCCAGAAACGCGGGAAGCGTTACGGGTGGCGGTCGTCTCCTGAGAAGAAGGCGACGGCCCTTGGTCTCTTGCGACGAGCCTATGCCCACGGTGGGTATATCAACCATAGTGACGAGGCCCTAACCGAAGCCCTGTCTTACATCCATTACGAGGGCGGCGGCATCGGCCCGGCCGAACTGGTCGAGGAATCCGACTCAGCCCGCAAGTGCCACGGGGATCGTGTGATCGCGGACATGCTCAATGTGCTCGGATTCGGTGACGCCCCGGTCAACCACGCGAGTAAACCCACGGCCCCCGGCCGGTCTTTTGGATACCGGATGTCTCAATGGAAGAAGCATAAGAAGGCATCCCAGAGCACACGCACGTTCGACTTCACAGGAGCGTAATCATGCCTCTGGATATTTCCGCTCGTAAAGTACAAGACGCCATCCAGCGGGGTGTGGCACGTCTTGCTAACTTCCGTAGTGCCCGGCTTATGTTCCTGCGGCAGTACGTCGGCCAGTATTACGACCGGGACCACGGCGAGATTGGCACGGAAGCGATCAACCTGATTAACAATGCGATCCGGGTGTTGGTCCCTAACATTGTGATGAATTTTCCGAAGCACCGGATAACCTCGCGGTTTCTCGCAGCCCGGGAGTATGGTAACCTGCTCAGTCTCGCTCTGGACTACGACGGAAAAACGCAGGGTCTTCGGGACGTGTATCGGCGGGCGATTGTCGATGCGATCTTCACGCTGGGGATTACGAAGACGGGGCTGGCCGAGGCGGATTCCGTATACGCATTCGACGAGTACGACCGGGTTGACACGGGAACAATCTATACGGAGTGCGTTGACTTCGATAACCTCGTGGTGGACCCGAACTCCCGCGATCACCTCTTCCGAGACGCTGCGTTCATTGGGGACCGGATTTGCGTGCCCCGTCAGAAACTTCTCGAATCGGGGTTGTACCGGAACGATCTCGTGGAACAGTTGCCACGAGCGGGTGACGATCAGGCCACATCGCGGGCACACCAGTTGTCCATGCGGAACATCAACGAGGACGATAGCTACGGCCTCGAAGATGAAGTGGAGATATACGAAATCTGGGTACGCTCGGCCAATGCGACGATCACGGTCCCCGGGGGCCGGGACGTTACCTTCGAGGACTACTTGCGGGTTGACGACTTTTATGGCCCGGAGAGGGGGCCGTACACATTCCTCGCCCTGACTCCTCCGGTACCGAATAACCCGCTGCCGGTTCCGGCAGTTGGTATCTGGCATGACCTGCATGTGCTGGCGAACCGGATGGCGAAGAAAGTTATCGACCAAGCTGACCGGCAAAAAGACGTCGTGGCGTATCGCCGGTCGGCAGCGGACGACGCGAAGGAACTTCAGGATGCCGGAGACGGCGAGGCTGTGGCGACTGACGACCCCGAGGGCGTGCGGGTGTTGTCCTTCGGTGGTCAGCAGCAGTCCAACGAGGTGATGACTTCCCAACTCCAAATGTGGTTCAATATGATGGCCGCGAATCCGCAGGGGGTCGGCGGTCAGCAACTCGACGCGGACTCCGCGACCGAAGCCCGTATTCTTCAAGGAAATGCGAATATCGGGCTTGAGGATATGAAAGACCTCGTATACCAGTTCGCGGCAG